AGCGCAGCTTCGAGGGAGTCCGTCGTGCGCGTGATGCTCCAAACTGCCGCTCCTCCTGCGGCTATCACCTGCCCCTCCGGATTGCTCGCCACCTCCGCACCGCCCGAGAGTGTCACCGATGCGACGTTAACCACCGTCACACCCGTTATCTCGATGCTGCCTCCCGAAGCGTTGAGTACGGTGGCAGTCGTGGCATCCGTACCGAAGTCGATGGTGTAGGAGCCGCGGAGGGCGGCTTCGGCTCGCGCGGCCTCGGCGACGACGCGCGCCTTCTCCGCCTCCTCACGCTTCTCTTCCGCGAGAAGGCGGTCGATGTCCTGCTCGACTCGCTCTATCTCCGCGGAATTGCGCTTCTCTTCGCCGGCAATGCGCTCTTCTTCATTGGCGACGCGCTCCTGCTCGGCAGTCTTAATCGAGTCGGCGAGCTTGTACACATCATCGGCGGCATCGCGGGCGGGGGCTTGGAGCTCCTCTATCTCATCGTAGGTGAAGTCGGCATAGGTGAATGCTTCGCCTTTATCACCCTTATCTCCTTTGTCTCCTTTGTCGCCTTTGTCGCCTTTATCCCCCTTCTCCCCCCGAATCGTCGGCAGCACCGCCTCAATCTCCATCGTCGTCGGCAGGTCTGCCGCCCCGGTCACGAGGGCAATGTCGTCGAGCACCAGCGGCGTGGCGATGAGCTGATTGCCGTCGGGGTAGGCCGCCGAGGCGTAGAAGACGACGTCCACGCGGAGGTTGCCGGGCGGAAGGCCGTGGTTGTCGGCGTAGACGTGGATGTGGTCGTCGTCATTGGCGACGTTGGTCAGCTTGTCGCCCCTGCGGCTTGCGGTGTAAGTCGCCGCTCCGCGCGTGCTGAGCACGATGTCGAAGTCCTGCGGCGGAAAGCCGAGGTCGATGCCCTGCGCATCGCGCAGGGTGACCAGAAAATCGAAGTCGGATTTATAATTTATTGTCATATCGATAATTATTAAAGTGTCTTATAATTCGTACCGCCGTCCGTGCTCACCTGCACACCGGCATCCACCACGCGGAGGATGGTCAGTCCCGCCCTCACTTCGAGGATAGGCGTTGAGCTCTCGCCTGTCGCCATGATGGCGGCATAGCGGTCGGACGAGTGTTTATAGCCGAGCCCGTTGGCGAAGATGTGGGTCGCCTTGCTCATCTCCGCGAGGTAGGCGGAGGTCTTTGGTGCGAGCGATGCGACCGTCCATCGCACGGTGTCCTCGGCATTCTTCAGGCGGTAGGCGGCCGTCACCGCCAGCCCTACCGAGAGCTTCGCACCGGGCGACACCGCCAGGCGCATCGCCGACAAGCTGATGTCCTGCGATGGCGTCTCGTCGTCAAGCTCGACCGACAGATGCTCTCCGTCAGCCGCGTACAGCGTCGTCCCCGAATCTTCATCGCGCACCTCGTAGCACACATCCAGCGAGGCGGAAGACGCCGAGGAGGTCAGGCCGACAGTATGAGTGTACTCGCCGCTAATTGTGCCATTGAGCGCCGGCAGCACCAGCTCATAGCTTCCCGAGCTCGGCACATCGAGCGTCGCCAGCTCGATGTAGTCGGTGATAGTCTTGGAGGTCTTGCCCGACTCGGTGTAGGTCTGCGAAGTGGCGATAATAGCCGTCTCCGAAGCGCTGCCGCCGCCCGACGCGAATGCACTCGCCGAGCTCATCTCGTCCCCATTAATGGCCAGCCGCGTCTCCCCTGCATCATCCACCATGCGCAGGTCATGGCCGTGCGCGATGATGCGCACGCCGTCGGATGCAGTTTCGAGCGAGCGCACCGTCAGGTTGTCGACGGTCGCCGAGCCCTCTATCGTGAGCTTCGTCGCATTAATCTCCCCCGTGATGTAGGCGTTATTGGTGTAGAGTCCGTAGCCCGTCACCCCCTTAATGCCGAGGCGGTCGAGGCGGCCGAGCGAGGTCAAGACCGTCGCCGAGGTCAGGCCGTAGCTGGTGTAGAGGTCTATGCCCGCCCCCTCATTCGGGGTCAGCAGGATGCCCGTCTGCCGCTCCGGGTCGCTCAGCGAGCTGACCCGCACGAAGTAGCTCCCCTGCTCGATAAGCGAGGAGTCGCAGCTTCCGCTCGAGCCTATCAGTCGCACCAACCCGTCGTCGGCAATCTCGGCGACGAGCCACAACATCTTCACGAAGCTCCCGGTGGCGTCATTGTGCTGCATCAGCACGAGGTCGTCCACCGCGAAGGTCAGCTCGTCGAAGTAGACGTAGACCGAGGCGGTGGCGTCAATCAGGTAGACCGTCTTGACCGTCGCCGAGTCGGTCACGTAGAGCTCGCCATTCGTCGCCCTCACCTTATTCTTCACCAATTCCGTACAGTACAGCGAGCCGTTGACCGTCAGCTTGTCCGCCACGAGCGGCAGAGTGCATCGCACGGCATCAGGCCGCGAGCCCTCGCCGTCGTCGAATTGCACGGCGAAGCCGCTGCCGCCCGAATAGTAGGCGCTCATGACGTTCAGCCCCTCGCCGACGCGCAGGTTCAGCTCATTATTCGCCTGCTCGCCGTCTATCCACGAGGTGATCACGTCCTGCGCGTTGACATCGTCGAAGGTCACGTCGCTCCCGGTCGACAACTCCTGATCAATCGCATCGAGCATCGTCTTGTTATCGTGCTCGTGCGAGGCGGTGGCCGCTGCCGTCCATTCTGCGACGCGCTCGTCGGTGGCGAGCAGGTAGCGCGAGTCACTCTCTGTCTTGCCCCATGCGTCGGTCGAGGCGGTGGCGTCGGTGGCGGTCGACGCCCCGACGAGCGCAGAGTAGCTCACGCCCGAATACCCTGCCTCGCGCAGCCGCTCGCTGCGCGGAGTCGCCGCGCGGAGCGAGGTCGATATAGTATAAGTCTTTGCCATAATATTCAATTATTAGTTCTTCGCGGATGCCTCCCGAACGCGCGACGGACACTCCGCGGACGCTCGTCCGCCACGTGTCCGCGACCCCTCCGAGAGGCGTCCGCGAGCCGTCCGCTATTCATTCGGACAGTACTCATCCGCCGATAATTCCGCCATCAGCACCTCGCTGGTGTCGGCCAATAAGTCCTGCCGCTCGCTGAGCAGACCGAAGAGCACGCCCGGCATCGAGCGCTCGCGGTAGGCGTAGAATCCCGTCAGGAGCTCCACCGTGCCGCTGAGTGTGGCGTGCCGCTCGGCATGGTGCGAGTAGACGGTGTTGATTAAGAGTCGCTCCAGGCGGTCGGTCTGACCCGCTCGCGTGAATTGCTCCACGCGCGAGCCGTCCGCCAACCGAATGGCTCCGCGAGCCGAGGGGGGCACGCTGTCGGGCGGTGTGCCGACGATGGTCGAGAGGGTGAGCTGCTCTTTCGCCTTGCGATTAATGTAGGCGGCCTCCACCACGTCATCCGCGTCGGGGTCATTGCCGTACGAGTCGACCACGCTCACCTTCGGGGCCTTGAATAGCGCCCACTTCACCAATCCGCCCACATCTTTCTGCTCGCCTTTGTAGTTCTGCTGAAAGAGGCCGTACCCGATTGACAGCTCTATCCATCCGCTCACCGGAGGCAGCGCAATCACCTCCCCTGCGGGTCTCTTATCCCATGCCACCGGCAGGCTCTTCCTGTAGCACCCGATGCTCTGCTTGTTGTCGCTCCAGCCGTTGAGGCCCGTCGAGCCCTTGCGGTCTGAGAAGTCATAGTAGCAGAGGTAGGCATTCGCGAGCCCATAGTTCGCACCCGTACTCCATCCGCGCGTCCCGGTGTAGCTCTTCGAGAGCACCACCGCGCTGTTGGTGTAGTAGGCAATCATCGTGCCGCCTGTCGGCTGGTCGTACACCGCCAGCCGCATCGGTATGGCGGCGAAGTTGACCCGCTCGCTCCAGCTGTCGACATTACTCTTCGAGTTGTTGTCGTCCGCCGTCTCGAATGGATTATAGCGCGGATCGATGAGGGCCGAGAGGTTGACGCGCAGGCCCCACTTACCCCCCTTGTCGCTCGCGCTGACGTAGGCGCGCGGCGTGGTGATTATCGCGCCCGATCCTGCCGACCAGCTCCCTGTCGTGTTCGCTCCGGTCGGGTCATACAGTCCGAAGCCGCCATTGTAGGCAATGGTGTTGCTGTTGGCTGTCGCCGTGCTCGACCCAAGGTCGGGGCTGATTGCTCGCGTGATTACCCCTGCCTCGGCATTGCCCGAATAGATGGGCTCCACACGATAGAGCTTGCCCTGCGTCGTGAATTGGTCGACCGTCTGCCGACCGATGTAGAGCTTGAATCCCGGCGCAATCCCGGTGGCGTCGCTCTTGTTGACACCTGTATAATAGGTGTACGAGTCCACCGTGTAGGGATTCACCCAATCGGGGTCGGCATCTTCGGGCGTGCCGACGTCGTCGGGACTCTTGCCGTCCGGCAGAATGTCGTCGGCATCGAGCGAGCCGTCAATCAGGTCGAGGTCGGCATAGGGCGAGAAGGTCAGCTCCACATTGTTATACACTTTATCCACCGAGAGCACAGCATCATCGCTCATCCACTCCACCTCCGGATGCACCTTCAGCGCTGCCATTGCATTGAGGTCGGCGAGGTAGAGCTTGCCGTGCTTCTGGGTGATACTGAGCCCGAACGGCAGGAGTACCCCTTCGAGCACATCCTGCATCGACAGCCCCTCGCCGTCCTCATCGAAGAAGTTGGCGCAGTCCACGTAGAGGGTCGAGAAGTCAATGTCCGAGCCGTCCGATGCGTTGAGCGTCGAGATGAGCTTGCCGCCCGACGTGCCGTAGAGGCGGCGCACCGGCACCACCCGCTCATCCAATCCCATCGCGCTGACGCAGGTGTCGATGATTGCCTTGATCGAGAGCAGCCCCGTCTCCTGCCAATAGAGGCGGTCGAGCACGCCCATGTCCGCGAATGTCAGCTCCAACTCATAATCCTTCCGCCAGGCGTAGGGCTCCTCGTAGAGTTCCGTGTCGAGCGTTCCGCTCCAATAGAGTGACTCCTCGTCGTATGCCCCATCCCCCTCGTCAGGCTCCGAGAGGTAGAGATTGAGCCGCAGGGCGCAGGGCTCGATGCGGTAGAGGTCGATGTACCTGCGGTCTTCGTGCGAATTGAGCCGCAGGGTGAGCGCCGAGGGGCGCAGGGCGTCAGTCTTTGCCGCCTCGCTCCATTCAATCGCCACCGGCGTATCTGCCGCCAGCATCAGTTCGCCCGGCTCGTCAGTCGAGGCGTCCGCGTTAACGTCTATCAGCTCGATGCGCCACCTGCGCATCTCCCTGCTGTAGAATGTCGTAGTATAGAGTGTTCTCATACGCGTTGTGATTTCTGATATTCTTTATTCAGCACCCCCACGAGGGTGCGCCCCTCGATGCGGAATGTCACCTCGCCGCCCATCCCTCCTGTCGGGCCGATGAGCGAGCGGAGTCGGTCGAGCGGAGCCACCACTTCGGGGTTATTCGATGCGCCGGCGTACTCCCCGAAGAGCCCGAGCGTCGGGCCGTAGGCGATACCGCCGTCGGCGAACTTCGGAATCGAGGCGACTGCGGCGGTGACCGCTGCCATCGAGGCGGCAAGGCTGATGAGGTTGAATGGGAATGGCACCGTCTGCGATTGCGCGGCCGCCCCTGCGAACGCCTGGGCGATGTTGCCGCCGATGAGCTGGGCGATTGCCGGGAGGGCTGCCGCTACCGCCGAGAGTACGTTTGCCGAGTACTTCATCCACGCCCCTGCGCCTTCACCAACTACACCTCCGAGTGTATTCATCGACGCGCTGAGCTGATTGATAGCCCCTATCGAGCCGCGTGCGTTCGCCTTCATAGCTTCGAGTGGGTCGGCCACCTCTTCGGCGTTGTCAGCGTTGAGCGCGTTATCCCACTCCTGCTTCAGCCGCTTCAGCTGGTTGATCATCCCCTGCACCTCCGTCCGCTGTGTCGCCCCGACGCTTCGGAGCTTCGATTCGTAGTAGGCGAGCTCGTCATTGAGCTGATTGTAGGTGGTGATGCTACTGATATCCACCGGCACATGCGCGGCATCCTCTATCGTCTGCCGCAGCTGGCCCAATCGGGCTATCTCGGCATCGATGCCGGCTATCTGCGAGGCGGTGGCGGTGCCGCGGAGCTCCCGCTGGCGATTGATGGCGGCGTCGATAGCATTGAGGGTGTTGAGCTCGGCAGGGTCGGAGCAGGAGGCCCAATACTCCTCTATCGCCTGCTGCGCCTTCTTATAGGCGGCAATCTTCGCTGTCAGCGCGTTAATCGTGCTGTACTCCGTCGGCTGAGTCGCCCGAAGCTGCGCCTCGTAGTAGTCAATCGCGTCGCCCAACTCCTGATAAGATTGAGGGTCGGCGACGGGCACCGTCGGCCCGCTCTGCTTGCTCGTCGAGCCCGATGAGGCAGACGAATCTCCTGCATCCGCGCCGGCCATTCGCGCCATGAGCGCGGAAACATCCACATTCTTCTGCTTCGCGGCGGTGTTCGCTTCGATGCTGTCGGTCTGCTCGTCGATGCCCGAGGTGTCGGGTTTGTCTTTAATCCCGAAGAACTTCTTAATCCATTCCCATGCCTTCTTGATTACCCCCGTCACCGCCTCGAATGCCTTAACCAACACATTCCAGACAGCCGAGGCGAGATTCTTGACCACGGCGAATACCCTGTCGCACACCTGCCGGAAGCCCTCGAAGTGGTTGTAGCAGTAGACGGCAGCGGCGGCGAGGGCGGCAATGGCGAGCACCACGAGGGCTATCGGGTTGGCGCTCATGACGGCATTAAGTGCCGCCTGCGCTGCCGTCCACGCGTTCGTTGCGAGGGCGATCGCCTTCTGGGCGACATTCTGCGCGATGGTGCTCCCGGTCAATGCCACCACCTTCGCGTTGAGCGAGCCGAAGGCGCTGATTGCTCCGCGCCCCATCTCACCCACGAGGGCGATGGTGTCCGCCTGCTCCGAGAGTACGGCGATGTAGGGTGCCGCGCTCCCCGCCGCCTCGGTCATCCCGATCTTCACGTCGTCAATGCGCGCCTGAAGCTCTGCCATCTTCTGCGCGGTGGTGTCGGTACGAATGGCGGCCTGCTCCTGCGCGGTGTTCGTCCCGGTGACCTTCTCGGTCATCCGGTCCACCGCCTCGGCGTTCTGAATGAGGAACTGCGCGGCGGCGATGTTCTCGACGCCAAACACTTTGGCGAGGTAGGTGGCGTCGGTCAGCTTCGGCTTCAACGCCTCGAGGGCGGTGCCGAGCGAGGTCTCCCCGAGGTCGACCCCGAGGGTGGTGTTGAGCTTGAGGATAATGTTGCGCAGGGCGGTACCCGCCTCCGAGCCCTTCAAGTTCGCCTGCGAGAGCACTTCGAGCGCCCCTGCTGTTTCTTCCACGTTGAGCCCCATAGCGCTCGCCGCGGCACCCACCACCTTGAATGATCCGGCAAGGTCGGTAATCTCGGCGGCACCGTACTTCGACCCTGCCGCCAACACGTTAATCACTCTTTCCGCATCCTCCGCTCCGAGGCCGAACTGGTTGATGGTGCCCGCCAATGCGTCCGCTGCCTGATCGAGGCTCATCCCTGCCGCCTGTGCGAGGGTCACGGAGTTCTCCTGCAATCTATTCAAGCCCTCGATGCCGATGCGCGAGATTTCAATCTGCGACGCCAGCAGGGAGTAGGCGCGGGCGGCGGTGTCGGCTCCGAGGCCGCTCTCCACCCCCACCTGCCGGCTTCGCTCCGACAGCTCCGCCAGCTCGTCGCCCGTGATGCCGGTGATCGACGAGAGGTCGGCCATTGCCTGACCGAACGAGGCGCCCTGCTTCACCGCCCCTGCCAATGCTCCGCCCAGCCTCTCAGCCATCTCGCAGATGGCGTTCAGGTTGAGCGCGGACATATTCGTCAGCTCTCTCGAGGCTCGCTGCGTCTCGTTGGTCACCCCCTGCATCTGCGAGGCGATGCGCCGCAGGGCGTCGCTCACTCGGTCGTCCAAGTCGACCGTGAAGGTCACTTTATTCGCCATAGTCTATCTTATTATTATTGTTGTCAATCTTATATCCTGCCTCCCGAGCCGCCTTGCGATAGCGCTCCATCAGCTCTTCGCGCGTCAGTTCCGCAGGGTGTTCGTCGGGCGTCCGCGAGGTGTCCGCCACGTGTCCGCCACCCTCTTCTCCGTCCCACGGGAAGGCCATGACGTCCTGCGGCCGCAGACTCTTCGTGCTGTGAGGCTGGATGGAGCAGAGTGCCGTCATCCGCGTCCGCTCCCATTGCGAGCGGTAGTCCGCCTGCCGCATCTCGCTCCAGGCGTCGTATGCCGCCCGAAACTCAGAAGGGGTGCACCGGCAGAAGTCGGCGAGCGACAAACCGATGCACCCCATCGCGAGGCCTGTCAGGCGGTCAATGTCCGCCTCTACTTTTTTTTTGAAGTTTCTTCCGTCGCCCCCTCCGCCCCGAAGGCGGCATAGGCGGCGGCAAAGTCGTCGGGCGTCAGCGCGTCGGCGAAGTCGTCGAAGCTCAGCCCGAACTCCACCTCCTCTCTGCGGCACGCGGCCGAGGTCATGCAGAAGAGCAGCATCGTCACCTGTTCGATGTCGTCCTGCCGCATCTTACTCACATCCTCGCCCGTGTTACGCTTGTAGCGCACCATCGCGCCCATTGTCATGTAGCAGGGGTACTCCCTGCCTCGTATCGTTATTGTCATGCGTTATTCGATTATGTCAGTTACATCCTCGGCATCTACCGCCGGGCCCATCGTATCATCAATCAGTCAGCTGTCGGCTTGGCCGAGGCCCGTACCCACTTTCGTGACTGCGCCGCTGTTTTCGAGCTTAATCGAATACTTCGCGTCGTCGCCTGCCTGACCGTCGAGGTCGAGCGAGGTGATGATGTAGCTGCCTTTGTAGCCGCCCGAGGTCTTGCCTGTGCGCTTGTCACCGTCGCGCACCGAGTAGGTGGCTTCGATTGCCACACCTGCGAGCATGAGGTCTTTGAGGGCATCATAGCTCGGCATGTCCGAGTCGACGCAGGTGAGGGTCACACCGTCGGCGGAGATCTCCTCAGCGAAGCTCTTCACGTACTTCTCCTTCCACTTGCCGCTCGCGGCCTCCTTCGTAATGCGTTCCCCGGTTTCGACGGATGTCGAGATCTTACACCCTGTGGAGTAGGCGAGCGGATTGCCGGCTACGGCAAGGATGAGGTCGGTACCGTCGAGGACGGAGTGTGCTGTATGAGTTGCCATAATTTTACTTTCTCTGTTAAATTGTTAATTACTTACTGATTATTCCGAGCTCTCGGAGGAGGCGGAGGACGAGCAGGGTGAGTACCGCCCCGAGCGCTATCCACACCCATGCGGAGACGCCTCCCGAACGCTTCTCGGACGCCTCGCGGAAGCTCGCGAGCCATTGTCTGTCCACGCTGTCGGCCCGAAGATTCAGGAGCTGGCGCTCCATAATCTCGACCACCTGCAAGAGTGAATCGCACGTGGCGACCGCCTCGATGGAGTCCTGCCCGACAGCGGTGAGTCTGACCGACGCGCGGCCCGATTTAGCCACATAGCTTGCCCCGAGGGGCAGGTCAGTGAGGCTCGTCGTCGACAGTCGCAGTCCCGCAGTGTCGCTCTTCACGGGTGCCGTCTCGCGGCGCGTGACCACTTCGCTTCGGCTGACCTCCCGGCTGGTCAGACTTGCTTCCTCGGCGAGTGCCTCGGAGGTCTGCCTTGCGCTCCGGCAGCTCGTGGCGAATAGGGCACACATCCCAATGACGGCAATTAGCAGCTTGCGCGATAGTTCGCTCCAGACTCTCGATGGCGATGCGGAGCTTCTCGTTCTCTTCGCGCTGATTGTTCTGCGCATCATATAATTCTCTGTTCTCTTTTCTGATGGCGACGAGCGTCTGCTGCACGTCGTCATACATTATCTTATAAGTGTCGTGAATCTCCTTGTCGGTGCGCACGGTGCGCAGCTTCCGGGAGGTGAGCCATGCCGCCACAGCCCCCACTCCCCCCGAGGGGATGAGCCATGTAAGGAGAGTGATGAGCGTTTCGGTCATTATCAATCATTCGTTATGGTTACTTACTGAAATAGAGCGCCGCTTCTTCGGCTCGTCGAGTCACCAGCCCCGGCAGTCGCTTGCCCCCTGCGAGCACCCATCGCGCGAACTCCGCCCGAATCTGCTGATCCGTCGGGTCGGCCTTGATGAGCCGCAGCATCGTCGACCGCTTGAACGCCCCCTCGCCCACGTTGTAGGTGAATGAGGTGAGCGCCTCGAGCTGGTTCTTCGTCAACTTCGCGGGCGATACCGCCGCCTCTACCGCCAGGCGTGCCGTGGCGACGTCCTCCGCAAGCCATTGCTCCGCCTGCTGTCGCGAGATGCTGAGCCCCTCGCGCACGGCGGTTCCGGTGTGGCCGTAGCCAATCGTCCAGACGCCTGCCGGACACTTGTAGGCGGTCAGTTTCAGCCCCTCATGCTTCCGAATCAAGTCCTCCGCTGTCATGCGTCAGCCTTGGTTAGGACGCCTTGTAGGCGCTCATGATGACAGCCCCTGCATCCGCTTTCTTCGGCATTGCGAGGAAGTAGTGGCGGAAGTTGATGAGGTTGCGCTGGTTTTCCGGGTCGGTGGCTGCCTCGCTGTAATACATCTTGGTTGAGCCTGTTGCCTTGAAGATGCGCGGCGTGTAGAACGCGAATGAGCAGTTGAATTCGCCCGTCGAGGCGGTGGCACCTACAGCCTTCTTCACCCCTGCCGTGGTGTAGAGCGGCGTGTTGGCGTACTCATAGATATCGAAGCCGAAGAGCTTGCCCACCTTGCCCGTGGCGCGGTCAATGTTGTACTGTTCGCGGAAAGTCTGATCCGTCAGCAGGAGGTCATTCACGTGATCAGGGCAGAGCACGAGGCGACGCTGGTCGGCCGGCACGCCGAGCTTGTCGAGTGCGCGTTTCAGGCTTACCACGTCATTCACCGTCAAGCGGAGGCGGCCCGTAGTGGTGTCGCGCTCGCCTGTCGTAGAGAGTACAGGCGTCGTAGTGGTATTCTTTTCGGCGCAAATCGCATGGGCGGCTTTGGCGAACTTCGAGTCGCTGATAGCATTCGAGTGAGCTTCGCGCACGCGCCCCATCTTGTCGTAGCTGATGGCGTAGAGCTCATCGTCGGTGATTGGCGTTGCCTTCGTCTGGAACTTGTCGAGCTGCACGGCAATGTCGGCATCATCGAGCGCCTGCGTCGGGATTGGATAAGTCGTATTGTTAATGAGCACATCCGGGTCGACGCCCACATCCACGAGGTGAATCACATCATTATTCACGATGCTCGACTGGTCCGGAATACCATCCAGCCATGAGCCCTCGAGCATGCCGCGGAGCTTCTTCACGAGCTCACCCGTCCACACCTCGGTATATACGCCTGCTTTGGCGATGCCGTCAGGCGAAGGCAGGAAGCTCATCGCCATACCTACAGCCACCATCAGGGCGGCGCAGATAAGAGGGCTGACGCCGAGGACGAAACCAATGGCAGCACCCATCAGGAGGTTAAGCACCAGGGCGGCCACAATCTTAATCACATCTCTCTTTTTCATACACAATTACTAATTACTGATTACGAATTACTGATTAAATCTCACAGTCCGTGCCATACTCTGCACGGTAGAGGCGGCGATACTCTTCGGAGTTCTCTGCGCGGAGCTTCACGAGGATATCGCTCGGCACCTCGCTGAGCTTCTTGTACTCCGCCGTCGCTTGTCCGCTCGCCGGATTAATCATCGAGCTGAGACGCACGGCCGGCTGGATGCTGGCGAGGGTGTCATTGAGCGTGTCGAGGCCCACCTTCTTGCCGAGGTTCACGAAGTGCTCCTTCTTCGTGGCAGGGATGCGATGCTCGCTGATGGCGGCATCGACGGCTGCCGAGATAGAGGCTTCGGTCAGCGTGTTGAGCTGAGCGAGGAGCTGGTCGCGCTCTTCGCGCACGGTGCGCAGGTCGGTCATCTCTGCCGTAACGGTCGCTTCGTCGGCATCAGCGGCGAGGCCGAGGGTCAACGCAATCTTTGATAATTCCATTTCTGTTGGTTTTGGTTGGTTTATAATCGAGCCCCCTGCGAGCAGAGGGTCATTGTTTGTCGGATGTTCGAGCAGGAGGTCGAGCGGCTTGCCGTCCCTGCGGAGCACGATGGCGTCGTCATTCGCGCCGATATCCACCACGCTCACCTCGAAGAGCTTCGACTTGGTGATGGTCGGCCGAGTCTGCCCCGGCAGCATCAGCTTGCCCTCGTTGCTCATCTCTACGATGTCGAGCCCTACGCTCACCATGCGGAGTGAGCCCACCTCCCATTGCTTCTTACATTGCTTCGAGAGGTCTGAGGCCTCGTCGAATACCGGCTCGGCGGTAATCGTGCCGTCGTCTTCGCGGCGGATGTCCTGCATGTAGCCGATAACCAGCCCTCGCTCGTGCATGTAGAGGAGCACCGGATTCCGCTCGTATTGGGCGGTGTCGATGCCTTCGGTCAGGATGCGCGAGCCGTAGCTGTTGACGGCGTCGCTTGTTAGTCTTACCCTTTTCATATCTTGATAAAATCTGCTTCGTTAAATTCAATACCCAAAGATATAGCCGACCAAAAGCACAATCCAAATTAGTGTGCTCCTCCTGCTTACTTCTGCGCAACCGCTTCACAGTTAATTGCTTTCGTTGTCGGCAAAGCGTAGCTTTACACTATAATTCAAAGTGCAGCACATGGCAAAAGAGACAAACAACAAGAAAGAGTTGGCTCGCGCCCTCTACATGAGCGGAGCCACACAAGAGGAGATTGCCGACAAGGTGGGCGTCGCCCGCGTGAGCATCTCGCGATGGGCTAACGCCGAGGGGTGGAAGGAGGTGCGTGCCGCACGCTCGATTACCCGCCCCGAGCTGGTCAACA